CGCCTAGACCCTCGATGGCAGTTGCGCCATCCTTGACTAGGTCGGTACTGGTCGGTACAGGCCAGCCGAAGTTAGGTGTTGTGGTTGCCATTAGGTTAGAGCTCCGATCGCTTTAGTCCACTGTAGTGTACCATTTACGCCACTCCAGATGGTGTTAGTTGGAATTACTGTTGCCCATGTCGGGGCTATGAGTGAGAAGTCTGTAGGTGAGACATAGATAGTCGCATCAACAAAAGTTGGTGTGGCTCTCATAGAGATACCCTCTACAAAGCCTGAGAAGTACCCCTCGAACATGTTAAAGGGTAGGTTAGTGATAACTACTGGCTCGCCAAAGAATAGATTAATTAGGTCATCTCTAAGCGCATTTGGCATAAGAGGATTGTCAAGTCTGAAAGTAATCTGGTCGAGCTGAGTTCTAGGCGTTGAGCGCAGGGCTAGATCGCGCTCGATGATGTCCTCGATATCTGCCAGAAAGCGGATGTTGGAATCAAATGTTCTTTGGTAGCGACCATAGGTAGTGATAGAAGTATCGTCTGTGGCTGAATATGTGCTGCCGTAGTCATTGCCATAGCGCACGATCTCGCTGTTACGGATCTTGCCAATCTGAAGGATTGACTTAACGCTCGCAGGGGATGCGTAATTGCCATCTAACTGGGTTGAGCCATTAGCTGCTAAGTAGTTACTTCTATGATCCGCATCTGCATAGGCTATGCGCCCTTGCTTGTCCTCGTAAAGCGTTCCAAGTGCGCTGTCTGCTATCTGCTGGACTAAGGTCTGAGTGTTGCGATCAGCAGCTGAAAGATTGTCCATCTGGTAAAGACCAGTATCGATCTCACCTAATCCCACATTCTCAGCATTAGCCCATGTAGTAGTGGGATCGTAATTGACCCATTGAAGGGCAGGTGCTACTTCTATCCACTCATTGACTAGCAGTTCCTCTAAGATGATAGCGATCTGCTCGCCATCTAGATTGTGTGCCACAGAATCTGTGTAGATTGCTTTAGGTAGTTTAGCCAGAGCACCGACTGCAAGTATCGTTCCAAGAGTGACATACCCTGATTCCTCTGGACTTCTGACTGAGGTTGAAAAGTCTGAGACTGTGCCACCAAATACAGGCACATAAGTGCCACCGCTATCTTTAAGCTCTAAAGTCAGGGAATCTGTAACATCAATGTCAAAGAGGGCATTGGTTGAGTTAATAATGTCCATGCGAGCATAACCTGCTTGGCATTGACGATCTATATCGATGCGCCCCGTGGTTACATTAACACCAGTGACATTTGTATAAACATTAGTCCCTACAGTAATGCGCCATTCTGGAAGCCATGTCATAGAGCTAGAAGTCCTGTTGCACTCGTACCTCGCTGGTAAGACTGGCGGATAACATCTTCAACAGCACGAGAGATGGCTTCTGGATCACCAATGCCAGCCTGAATTGTAATGTTATAAGCATTAGCAGCCTGTGCTGCATAGCGTGAACCGCTAACCGCACCTGATACACCTGCTCCACCTGCTAGACCCTGCAATAGTGATGAGCGAGCAATGCTTTCTAAATCAATGGTAGAAGCCATCTGACTTGCTGCCGATGCGTTCTCTATGTCTAGCAAGTCTGCAAAAGCATTAGCACGAGCTGTGGCTGCTTCTGCATATTCAAGGATAGCCTCAATAGATCCGCCCACAGTGGAAATAGGCGCAATATAATCCCCTGCTGGAATGCCAGAGCCTAGAGATGCGCTTGTAGGAACTTTAGCATTAGACAATAAGTTAATCTGAGCAAGAAGTCTTAATGCTTCTTCAAGGTTACTAATGTTAATAAGATCTTTAGGCTTTAGGCTTTCAAGGATTGATTTAATATCCTGAAGTTTTATGCCTTGCATACCTAGTGCTCCAAGCACCTTGAGATCTGCATTTAGTTTAGCCGTGGCAGCAACAATGGCTGCTTCATCTTTAGCAGCAATAGCATCTTCTAGGGCAAGGATTGACTGCTTTACATTGAGTCGAGCAGTGTCATTGGCAATCTGCAATAGTTGAGATGATGTAGTTGCTTTTCCTAGTTGCTCAGCCTGATTAGTAAGAGCTGCCGCAATCTGGATCTTGTCCATGTCAAAGACTTCTTCACCCTTGAGAAGGGCAAGATTAGCCTTATCGATGGCTTGCTGGAGTTTCTTGTCCTTAGTGATCTTGGCTTGAGCTGCTGCCTGCTGCTGTGTTAGCCGAGTAATCTGCGCTTGTTGTCTAATTTGGACTTGACCTGAGATAGACATTGGTGTGCTAAAAGGTCTTAAGTAAGCTGCACCGATAGTGGCGTTTTGTAATTTAATGCCAAGCTTATCTATCTCAGAAGTTGTCTTAGCAAGTCCTTGCTCACCATTAAGAATGTTTAGGGCTTCGATTAAACCGACACCGATAGATTCCTTAAAGTTCTCAGTGGCAACTGCCAGTTTATCCATCGAACCTTGATAACTGTTTGCTGCTGCTGTTGCTGATCCGGCAAAGGTTGCAGATAACTGGTCGGTGATTTCCTTGAAAGATTTGCTCTTAAGATCTGCCTTTGAGATACCTACGCCCAAGCGAGAAAGAGCTGTGTTATTTCCTAAGAAAGCACGACTCAAGGCTTTTGTAACTGAGTTTAAGTCCAAAGAATTGGCGGCACTTACATCTAAGGCAATGCCCATCAAGCGTTGAGCCTCAGCTGAGTCGCGTGTGGCGACCGCCAAAGTCTGATAACTCGGACGAAGAAGATCATCCACAATGCCGAACTCGCTCTGAAGTCTCTGGATGTAAGCTTCAGAAGTTGCTGCATCTCTACCAAGCCCGACATTCTTAAGGGCTAGGGCTAATTGTTGCTGAGCCTTCTGATCGGCTGCTGCTGCTTTAACGGCAGCCTTGCTATAAGCAAGGACAGCAGTTGCTCCAAATGTCAGACCAAAAGTAGCTGCTAATTTCTTTACATTTTTACTAAGTTTATCTGTAGCAGTATCTGCTTGCTTAAACGCTTTATTGCCTGTGAACTCCGCTGCAATATCAATCATTACATTAGCCATGATTTACACCTTTGCTCTCGCGTTTAGTTTGTTAGCTGCGCCCTTAATTGCTGCTAAGACTGCTTCTCTAGCTTTGCCGTTATTCTCCTCGTATGCACGGAATAAGGCACGACCTTCCATCTTTTGATCGCCCTTCATCTGTGAGCCATACTTGTTGTTCTGATTCTGTACAAAGCGACTGCTCGGGGTCTTACGCCCCATAGTCTCGTAAATTGCTCCAGCTGCACTCTTATTGAATACGCGAGCAAGGGATCTAAAGCCTCTACGATTAGGCTTAGAAGGTGAAGTTTTATAACCAACGCCAGCTTTAACAATGCGAGCATTGTAACTAGGAAATCGAGCTTGAGAGTTTTCTCTGGCGAGCCATCCGCTTAGCACTTGACCATCATCAGGGAAATAGCCTTTAGCCGTTTTAGTAATAGGCTTAAGAGCGCTAGCGATTTCCTTCTGGGTTTCTTTGGCAAGATCTGGAGCGAACGCGCGGAGAGCCTTGCGAAGTTTAACGCCGCCCTTTACGCTTGCTGGCATCGCTCACCTCTTTCGCTTCATCCTTGAGCCCTTGCACTAATGCATCGAGCATTGTCTTATCTAGATCTAACAACTGCTGTGGCGCGATTCCCAATCTAATGCTTAGCCTAGCGATTAGATAGGTGAACGGAAGATCGCGCTTTAAGCTAAAGGGTCAGAGTCTAATACCTCAACACTCTTAAGTGTCTCGATAAACTCAATCCCGAAAGGCTTAACAGATTCACCTGCTCTGCGTGTTACTTCCCATGCTAACCAATAAACATCGCTCTGCTTTTCTTCATCGCGGAACGCCTTATGGAAGCCCTTTTTAGCGTATTGCTCAAATGAGTACTCCACTGCGGGAGTGATCTCGCCTTCCAATACGCTTCCATCTGTGCGAACTATCTTTAGTTTTGCCATGAGTTTGCCCCTTTATTGTTTGTTTAGAATGTGCCTGTGCTGGCTACTGCAACTGTCGAGTTAGCAGTAAATGTGATTGACTGTGTAGACATATCACCAACAGCACCATTGATGTCTGTTGTGTTGTTCACTAGAAGTGAGACAGTGTAAAGAGGGTTAGTAGCAGATACTGCTGTTCCCTTTTCCTGTAGGAATACACATGTTACTGTGGTTCCCCATGCAGCTTGTAGTGTTGCCAATACATTCGCTGATGCTGTGTCGTTTAGGAAGTCGATTGTGACAGATGATGCTTCCAAGCCCTTAACGAACTTGTGTGCTGTGTCACCCATTGCAGTAACTTCTAGTTCATCGAATGTGCGGTTAAGAGTAATTGATGTGACATGGTCTGAAAGATCAACGGAGTTAATCTTCACACCGACTTTGTTATTTAGAAATACAGCCATGAGATTATTCCTCGTCTTTCTTGGTAGGTGCTGGCTT